TAAAATTAACTGTCTATTAATTCCATCTCAAGGTCAGGAGGCAGAAGTTAAATCTGCAAGTATTACACCTTATGGTCCTAGCGTATCTGGTGTTGCTGCTGGTACTGATGGTTCACCATTACAATATGATGAATCAACATATACTATTGGTGGTGTTGCAGGAACAGTCGGTGGTTGGTATCTATCTGTTAGTGCAACTGACAATGGAATATATAATGTCCTTGATACTAACACAACAACTTATGCGAATGTTAACTTTACACCTACTACATTCCTTAAGAGAATACCTGACCCAAGAGACTTACAAGATAGAACATATCGTGTTCGTTTAGAAATTGATAAGGATAAGACTAATCCATTACCAAGAGATCCTATCTCTGGTTATGTAATGCAACCTTTGAATAGTGATACAACATCATTTAATTTAAGTAAGTGTTTCTATGTGTATGATATAGAAGTAGTTCAAGTATGGGAAAGAGGTGTCAAGAATGGTATCTATTACATAACACTTCTTTGTGCATCTATTGCACCTTCAACTTCTAACTTTAATGATAGGAAGTTCTCTCAGAATGTTAATGAAGTATATCCTACATTTGATAGAGATAATCCAGTAGCAGACCCAACTGAATCGGTATCTGTTGCTGATAATGAAGTTATTGGATTGGTTAATGCAACTGATGGTGCTACACCACCTAATAAAGATCCTAAGTTGTCCATAACTAAGGAAGCAACTAAGTTCTTATTAAGTGATAGTGGATGGACAAATCCAGGTACTACTCCAAACTATGACTCTGTAAATAATAGATTATCTAGTGTAGAACTTACTGCAAGAGCAGGTGATGAGGAAGTTAGAAAGATTAATATAAGAGAGAATAATGATGGAACAGTTAATCCTATTGCTGTTGAGTTTAGACGACACTCAATTCTAAGATCTGGTAACCATACATTTGAATATCTCGGTTTTGGACCAGGTAACTATTCAACTGCATTCCCTCAAACTCAGGTAGAGACCTTAGATGCTAATCAGGTTAGGTTCTCACAGAGTATTAAGGAGGAAGCAGGAGTTGCATTCTATTCAGGACTGAACTCTCAAGGTGACCTATACATTGGTAACCAAGTCATCAACCCTGTTACAGGTCAGATTACATCTGAAGACGTTGCACAGTTAAACGTTGTTGGTGAAGAAAATACTACGATTGAAACCTTCTCTGAATTGGTATTAACAGATAAACTAACCGTAATTGGTGGTGCATCTAACCAGTTGGAATCTATATTTGCTGGTCCTGTTACATTCCAAGGATTAACTACATTTACAGGGCAACTTCAGTCTAAGAGAATTTCATACTTTAACCAAGATGGTACAGTAATTAAGCAAACATTACTTGCACCAGAATTGGCAACTGGATTACCAGACTTCTCTAATATACCTTGGTATACAACACCTGCTGACGGTGACTTGGTATATAATATTAACTGGACTCCAGGTAAATCACTTGGTTGGATATATTATAACCAAGTATGGAAAGAGTTTGGTTTAACTGATACTGGACAAATTAATATTGAAACCTTTAGTGGTAATCAGCATATAGGTTTAGGTACTGCACCTAATGCCTCTTATAAAGTCAATGTACTTGGTTCTGTAAGAATAGATGGTGATGTTGTTGGTACTGGAAGAGGTGTTGTAGGTTCAGACAAATATATTACTAAAACCTATACTGGTAACGGTACTCAATTAACGTTTGCTGTTACTACATATACTGGTGGTATTAAGCACTCTGATGATTCTCTCTTAGTGTTCCTTAATGGTGTAGCACAAATAGCAGGTACTAACTATACAGTAGATGCTAATGGTGCTAACGTTGTATTCTCCTCTGGTGATGCTCCACTCGCATCAGACACTGTTCACATCTTAGAACTACCGATCTAATCTCATGGCAATTTCAAGAATTAGTGGAAATCAGATCTCGACTTCCACTGAAGCAATTATAACAACTCTAAGTTTCTTAAACACCAATTCAGTCTTTAGAGTACCAGCAGGTACTACAGCACAAAGACCAACAGGTGTTAGTGTAGGAACGATAAGATTTAATAGTGATACTGATGCTGCTGAAATATATAAGGCAGATGATGGTACTGGTAGTGCAGGATGGGCAGCAATATCTGGTGGTGGACCTGCTGTAGGAACAGATAGTATTATTAGAACAAATGCACCAACAATAGCAGAGAATATTACGATCGGACCAACTGCTAATGGAGATGCTAAATATACCAATGGAATGACTGCTGGACCCGTATCTATCAATAACGGTTTCACTGTTACGATAGAAAACGGAGCATCATGGAGTATTAGATAATGGCAGGAGGTAAGATTAACGTTGGACTTATTGAAGGGTTATCACCTAATTTTACCATAACAGTACCACCTGATACTGATCTTGCGTTTAAGGGTGATAGTAGTCTTGTAGTTACTGGACAGAGTTATCTCCCTTTACCTAATGGTGCACCATTAGATTTTAAGAATAGAGAGATAAGTTACGGTAAGAGAAGGCAACCTCAGTTAGGGCAATTAAGATTTAATACTTCAACAGATAAGTTGGAGTTTGTTTATGAAGGTGTATGGCAGGATGGAACTGGGTATCCTTCAGGGACATTACCTGGTGCCAGTCAGGGTTCTGCTGCATCGTCTGGTATGGAAATATTAGAATCTGGACAACCATCTGGTACTTACTGGATTAGTCCAGGAAATTCTGGTGCATATCAAATGTATGTTGATAATTCAAGAAATAGTGGTGGATGGGTTCTTGTTGCAACAGTTCGTACTGCAACATGTCAAGACCATATGAATCAAGGAGATGTTCGTATCAGTGGTACTCAAGGTCCAACACTTAATGATAATTCAACTGTTAAAATGTCAGATAGTTGGATTAATGCTTTAGTTGGTCAATCAACTTATACTGGATCTACAAGATACTGGATGGAAGCAACTGGATTTAACAAGAACGTATTTATTGATAGTAATGCTACTGTTGACCTACTAAGTAGTGCATCAAACCAGAATGAAAGAACAAGGATAACACTTACTTATGAAGGTGGTATCAGCGATAGAGGTCCAAACACTGGTACGAGAGGATTTGGTGACCACCATACTTCAGGTGGTACATATTTTGCTTGGGGTCGGCATCCAGAGTCAGGTAATAACTGCGGTTTCCGTGAAGATAGTTTAGGTGCTTCTAACGGATATCTCTGGGTTAAATAAATAAAAGAAAGTAATCATCTCTCATGAGCAAAATTGTAGTAAGTGGTCTTGGCGGGATTGCTCAAACAATTGGACAAGTAACTGTTAACTCTGGACACACTCTTCAGGTTGACGGTAATATCTATCATGATGGTTATGGTGCGGTTAGGTTGCCAGCAGGAACAACTGCCCAACGTCCAGGTAGTCCTCAAGCAGGATACATGAGGTGGAATACTAGTAATCTTTCAGTAGAAGTATATACAGGTAGTACATGGAAAGAATTCGGATCTGAAGATGGATCACTGGGTTCTCCATTTACAACAATGGCGAATATTACAGCATCAAATCCAGGTAACGGATTAAAGTATGTTAATTTTGATGGTGGTGGAGCAGAACAGGCATATGTTTTCAAGGATAGTAATAGTAAATATTGGGTAGGAATAGCATCAATAGCAGATGATACCAATCACGGTAGATATACTGGTGGTAGTGATAATTGGTATGGTAACTGGTCTAATACAAGTACATTTGGATCAGTAAGTAGTTGGATGCAAACTAACTGGAAATCCAGACACTATCATGGATGGATAGCAAATGATGTATTGATTATGCAAGGATGGTCTACTTCTGGTACACCATACGATCAATCTACTGAAGTAGCATACATAAATGGTGTGTTTACTAATAGAGGTGGTAACATGAAAAACATGTTTGAATCTCATATTAGTTTAGCAAATCATGGTAATATTGGTGGTACTGAAATAGGTGGCATGACCTTCTTAAAAGGAAGTGCAAGTGCTTCAGATAATAGATATAGACCAAATTCTCGTGGTGAATTGGATCCTAATAATGTTTGGCATTTATCACCTGCTAATTGTGAAAATTATACTTTTAGTATGATTAATGCTCTTGGATGTTCATCTAATGGATGTAATGTCGAGCACCATGCTTGGGTAGGTAATACTAATAATAACTACTCTGAACAAAATTTCCCAGAACCTAACTGGGATGGATCATGGGGTATTAATAATCCTGGTGGTCAAAATCACATGTATTGGTTGTTTTTCTACGCATAACTATGAGTAAACTTGTCGTCAATCAAATAGAAGCAGGATCTGATAACAACTTTACGGTTGAGATGGATTCAAGTAACAATATAATTGTTGCTGGTTCATTTAATATGCACGATCAATCAGCATTCTCTGTACCATACGGGACAACAGCACAACGCCCGTCAAGTCCTCAAGCAGGAATGATAAGGGTAAATATTGAGACTAACTACTTAGAATGTTATAATGGTTCAGGATGGATCAATATCCTTGAAGGATTTAGTAAACCCGCAAGTTTTGGACAACAAACAGCAGCATTAGGATCAATCACTAATCCTGCTACTTCAGCAAAACAACTACGTGACTCTGGTAATACTACTAATGGTGCATATTATATTAACTTACCCTCTATTGGTGTTAAGCAAACTTATTGTGCATTAGATCCAGGTTTCCAAGGTGGAGGTTGGATGTTAGCATGGAAGTGTACACGTGGTAGTAGATTTGATTATACTACTAACTATTGGACATCAACTAATACATATAATGAGAGTGATATGTCAAGAAGTGATGCTGATGCGAAGTATGATTGTTTTAATTATTATGTGGCAGAAAATTTCATGGCAATCTTCCCTGACCTCAATAATGGAGGACAAGCAGGAGGATATGGTAATGGTTGGAGTTGGTATGTAACAGGACAAAGTTCTACTTGTCTTAATAGATTCCAGAGTAATGGACAATTATCTGGTAATCCTCGTGGAGAAAGTATGTTCCAAGGATCTGGATTCTCATCTCAGGGTGGTTATCAATGGTATGGTTTTAACTATACTGGTAATGGTAGTAACCGAGTACGTTGGGGATTTGGTTGGAACAATGAAGGTGACCAAGGATCTAACGACGTTTCTGGTGGTATTGCCGTTGATAGGGCAAATTCCTCTGCTGGTGACCACATTTGGTGTTGTCAAAACACTACAGGTGTGAATAGAACTATCAGAGCAGAAATCTGGGTTAGGTAACACTATAAATAATACGAAGGATAGAATTAAAACATGTCACAGTTAAATGTCGATAAAATTGTATCTCTAGCAGGTGGTGGTGGAACTGCTCGAATTGACTTGGAATCTAGTGGCAACTTTAGTTTTGACTCTGGAACACTTTATATTGATGCAGGTAACAATCGTATAGGTATTAACGATTCATCTCCGTCTTATGGTTTAGATATTAATGCTACTGATGCAATTAAAGTTCCAGTAGGAACTACTGCCCAAAGACCAGGCACCGCAGTAGAAGGTTTATTCAGGTACAATAGTACTGATAGAACCTTTGAAGGTTATGCACTCAACGCAAGCACAAACGTTGTAGAGTGGGGACCGATTGCTGGTTCAGGTGGTGGAGGATTCCCAGATCAATCTTCTGATAGATATAGCACAGATTATTCTGTTGGTGCTACATTGAAATCAGATGGAACCAATGCTTATTGGGCATTTGATGCTGGTGATAATGATTGGTCAAGTGCAAGAATTTGGACACATGGTTATGTTGCTGGAGGATATAAGAACACTTCTTCATGGAGAACTGTAAATAGAACTGTTCATTCTACTGACGTAACAACAAATATTGGTGATATTATTGATAGATCTGGAGGATATTTTGCTGGATCATGGAATGATATAACACATTTCTGTCATTCATTTGATAATAGTTTCAGAGCATCATCTAACTATACTTCTGCCTATAATATGGCAACTGAATCTGGTAGAACACACCAAGGTTCATGGGATATGACAGTGAATAGGAACTCTATGGGTTCATTCCAAGACCATGTATTTGCTGGTGGTAATTCATATCTGTATGGTGGTGGTAACTCAAGAACTGATGTTATGAACCTCAAGACTGAGGTTATGAGAACTTCATCATTCCCACCCGACCACTATGATGGTGGTGATGACCCAACTTGGGGTGGTAGTGGTAGACTTAAAGGTTGGAAGAAGAGAGGAGATACTTGGTCAAGACAGGGTTTCTGGTGGAATACAGAGACTTGGGCATCTTGGGCACATGCTCCTGGTGGAGATGGTTGGAAGAAGATCTTGTCTACTATGATAGGTCACATGTATGTTGGTACTGGTAATAATAACCAGAATGGTAACCAAAAATGTGATGATACAACTGGTATTCAAACTCGTGGTCTTGACTTTGGTAGGACTGGTGAGGAGAATTTCCAAATGGGTATGAGAAAGGGTTATATGTTAGGTAACTATAATGGTTCACAGAACAATAACACTTACAAGGTTAATTACAATACTGACCAATATAATAACTTAGGTGGAACTACTGAACCGAAAGGTCATGGTGGTATGTCATCTGCTCACTGTGCATCTGCAAGTTCTGTAACATCACAGGCAGCATCTTATGATTATGGTACTAACATTCCGAACTACTAATAATGTCTAGCGTTTTAACAAGTCCTAATACCAGAGAGAATCCAGGATATTCCGATGTGATAGTCTTGGATGTAGAGAAGTTTCCTCAAGTAGATTCATGGGGTACTCTTCTTGGTGGTAACATGGGTTTAGAGTATTATGTACTAGACGATGAGTTCTGGGATTATATTCCTAATGACATCACACATCTTCGTTATGACTATAAGACAGCAGATTTTGGTGCAAGATACTGGGGTGAAACAAGAGGAAAAAGATCTGAGTATGGTGTTAATGATGAAGGAACTACATTAAAGGAAAAGGTAGAAATAAAGGACACAAGCATATTTGGTAAGTATGTCATACCATTTATGAAGGACGTAATAACCCTAAAGACACAAGAAATTTTTGAAAAAAGACTTAACGTATTAAAGACTAAATACTCTTACCTTGAACAGGCAGTCTTCTCTGACCAACTTGCAGAATCTAAAGCAGTTTTAGATGATGATAAGTTTGAACCCAAGTTGATTAATCGACTTGCAGAACTGAGGGGATTGACAACAAAGGAGTTTGCTACTAAAATAGTAACATCAAACGCTAGTTGGAAAGAAAAGTTATTTGATCTCGCTGTTGCAGAACAGAAAGTAATTCGTGCAGTTAAAGCATGTGATAACGTTTTAGAGATTAATGTATTCCTTGAAGACTACTATGGTGAGCAAATGACTGACCAAAATACAATAGATACAGGAAGAGGAATTCGTAATGCAGAAACAGGAGTCATTGAACGAAAAGAACCCTTTAAGTACGGAATACGTTTCTAAAGACCCCAGATATACAATCGACAACATCATGGATGATCTTACATCATTCGGTGATCCATCATTAGATTGGAAAGGTGTTGATGATTTTGATAGAGGTATCATAGACTGGACTGATACTGCTTTCTTTGAGCAGACTGAGTTCCAGAATAGATGGTTTGTAGTTAATTCACAAGTCACACCGTACCGTCAACTTAGACAGGCATGTATGGAAGTACAGTCACGTTATCAATCATTGCAGAGAGTAACGATCCAATATAAGAGATCACAAAATGATTGCAAACGTGTAGAAGCAGAAATGCAGGAAGAGAAGGATGAATATTGGAAAGAAGATAAGAAGTATGAGTTAGAACTATTATATCTTGACTTACAGAACTGGAAGAATAAAATACGTCAATGTCAAGCAGAACTATCAGGTATCCTAAAGATCGTTAAGGAACGTGTAGGTGATATACCTGCTAGTGAGGTTACTAAGTATCTTTCTGATAGAGATATTATGGAAGAAGAAGAGCATAAGTATTGGATTGCTCGTATGGCAAAACAATCTGCAACTGATCTTCTTACTACAGGACGAATTCAGGCAGGTAACCTAGATAGTATGTTAATGATGAACCCTGAAGATCAAGCAGCAGTGACTGATCTCGCATTAACATATTCTACAGCGATGAATAAATCTGTTGGTAAAATTAAAGAAGCAGCAGAATCCAAAGTTGATAGAATGTTAAAAGACCAACCACCCCAAATGTTTGACACCGCAGGTGTTTTAAGTGATTATGCAAGCAGTAACCTCAAAGACAGAAAGGAAAGAAATCTTCAGTCTTCCGATCAATCCGAAACTACCACCAGAACTGATAGAAGAATCACTGATTCCCTTTCTAAAGGCACATAAGCATTTAATATACGACTTGTATTTTACTTGTCGTATGCCACCTTTTATGAATGATGCGATGGGTGACACCTTTCGCACAGAAAATGATGCTAAGGATGCTGCTAAGAATGCATTCTATATTATGCAAGAGACTGGCATACCATTGTCAGCAACATTTAATAGTCTATGGGTAAGACCAGACCAAAAGAATTTAGATATTTGGATTGAGAATTTTAAACCATTATATAATATTGGTGTAAAGACTGTTACGTTACCCCACACTTCATGGGTATCTACAGGACAAATACAAAAAGAGTTCCCAGAACTGTATATTAAGAATACTATACTTAGAGAGGTTGCAAGACCTAATGAGATAGTATCTCTTGCTACGTCTGGGTTTCATTATGTCAATTTAGATCGTGATCTAATGCGTGACAAAGAACTATTGTTGCGTATTAAGAAAGCAAAGGAATATTGTGCAGATAAAGGTAAACCAATTAAGATCTCATTATTAGTTAATGAGGGATGTTGGGGTGGTTGTCCTATTATGCCAGAGCATTATCATATTAATGCAACAAGAGAAGGTAGAGATCCTCAATTCTTTTATAGTGAGATTAGTAGAGTATCATGTTCACGTTGGGATGTATATGATCCTGCTAGTGCACTTAAAGGATCTAATTTACCACCTTGGAAAGCAGATTGGGAGGAGTTCTTTGATTTAGGTATTGATGTATTTAAGTTTCATGGTAGAGATAATGCCATAAGAATGAAAGAATCTATGGACATTATTGCTAGATGGAATGAAGGTGAAGAACTATTATATAATGACTTTGATCCATTCTTTAAGGATTTACATCTTAAGGATGCACCTATAAATATATGGCGAGACAAGATCAAGACTTGTAAATTCGATTGTTGGGATTGCAATTACTGTGAGTCTGTGGTAGAATCGTCAATGAAGAAGGAGAAGAGAGTTTTGAATCCACTTATAGACAGAGTTATCAAGGCAATAGATGGTGCTGTAGATAATAACTCTAACTTTAAACCTGAAGGGTATGATGTTGTAGGACTATCATCTTCTAAGGTTAGACATTTCCTCAATAATTTGTGTAGTGTACCTGGTACAGTATACGTTGATGCTGGATGTTACATGGGTAGCACATTGTTTGCAGCATTAATGGGTAATAAAGATGTCAGAGCATATGCTATTGATGATTTCTCAGCAGGTGTAGTTAAACCAAGACGTAAAGATTTACATGATCAGTTTGAGGTAGAGAATCCTATACAAACATTTGTTGATAATACAGAGAAATGGATGAGTGAGGATAACTCAGTTGGATTATCAGTTAGACCTATACATGAAGTAGAGTATAATCCTGAGTTTCCACCTAATATAGTATTCTATGATGCTGATAATCAAGACACAAGGATGCTGGTTAACTTAGAAAAAATTCATAGTCAAGCAGCAGACAATTATGTATTGATTGTTGATGATGCTAATTTTGAGGGTGTGATAGAAACTACTGAAGAGTTTTTAAAGGATAAGACTGTAGTATATGAGAGAAAGATATTAACAAAAGAGTTGGAAGATGCAAGTGACTGGTGGAATGGTGTTTATATAGTTGTTGTAGATAAGACTCAAGAGGGAGCAGGTGCAAGACTACTATAAAGTTACTGATAACTTTTTAGATACTGGTACATTTAATACCTTATCTAATGAGTTACTCATGCCATCATTCCCTTGGTATCCATCAAGTATTGATGCAGAAGAGAATGAAGGTAACAAGTTGCGTAATATGCAATTCGTCCATTACTTTTATGAAAATAATATGGCAATGGATGGTTGTAATATATTATTTCCTTTAGTTAAGAAGATAGATCCTCTTGCTGTATTAAGAATTAAAGGTAATATTACTCTACAACATGATACTCAATTAAAACATAATTTACATGTTGATATAACAAATACTACAAATCCAACAGTTATGGTGTCTATATTCTATATGAACACTAACAATGGATGGACAGAATTTGAAGACGGTACTAAAATACACAGTGTTGCAAATAGATTGGTCACATTTCCAAACTATATAAAGCACACCTCAGTATCATGTAGCGATCAGACATACAGAATGGTACTAAATTTAAACTATATTATTAGTGATCCCCAAAATGAAGAAACTATTTAAGAAGTATCTTAAGTTCGTAAGTAATATAAATGAGAGACATTATTGGCCTTTGTTTATATTTTTGTCACTATACTTTGTTGTACCATATAGTGAATTTGTAGTTACTGCATTAATACTTTTATACTTTAAGTTTGAGCAAGTATTTCGTAGATTTGGTGGTAAGATAACAAGAGTATTACCTGAATGGTTAAGAGTAGGTGGATCTGTTATTTTCTTTTTAGTAATGTTGGATGATACATTGATGTATCTTTCTGTTATTGCAATAGCATATTATAGCAATAAGAAAGCAAAAGAGTTACAAGCAGAAGAGGATATAAATAACTGAGAAGAAATAGTATAGATTGAAATGTCAGCACTTACAGTAGGTACTGCTACAGTCAGCACCAGTCTGGTTGCAGGAACTAATACTTATCCAAATAATCAAGGTAATGCCAATGATGTGCTTACCACAAATGGATCAGGTACATTAACTTGGGCAGCACCAGCAGGAGGTGGAGGTGGTAAAGAAACTATAGTTAATTCAAGTAGTGCTATATCAGGTACTCTTAACTTAGATTTTGAGTCTGCACAGATATATCATTATACAGCAAATGCAGGTGGTAATTGGACAGTAAACTTTAGAGGTAGTTCTTCAGTTACATTGAATAATTCAATGGACACAAATCAATCTCTTACATTTGTATTATATTCACAGCAAGGAAGTACAGCATATTATAACAACGGATGGCAAATTGATGGTAGTGGTAAGACACCTAAATGGTTAGGAGGATTTGGTACACCTAATTCAGGACATACTAATTCAGTAGATGTTTACACATATACTATTATGAAGATCGGTAATAATGATTTCCGAATTTATGCTAACCAGAACTTCTACACATAAGGAGGATTCTGAATGTCAGGATTAACGGCAAGTGCTACTAATCAAGGTCCATTTGTAACCTCTGGTAGAGCAAAACATAGTAGGTCGCAAGGTTCTACACATGGACCTACTGCTACACCTTGGGAAAGATCAAGGATATGTACGCATGGGTTTGTAGCAGGAGGATATAAAAATGCAAGTCCTTGGCGAAATGTAAATAGAACAACTCATAGTAACGATACATCAACTAATCTTGGTGACAAGATGAATGATGCAGGATCATATATTGATGGTGCATTTAGTGACCTTCATATGTATTGCTATGGTACTGATAATTCATTCTCTGGATGGTCTAACAGAGTTTGGTCAATGCAAATGAGCAATGAATCAAATAGAGGCAATCAATCTGGAATGAATGTTAGTAGGAATGATATGGGATGTATGATTGATTATCATTACATGGGTGCTCATATCTATATCAGTGGAGGTGGTAATAGTACCACTGATAGAACTAATATGAAGAATGATTCTAATGCTACTACTAACGGATTTGGTAGTGGTGGTGACTATACAGCAGGTACACAAGGAAGATTAAGAGGATACATGAAGACAGGTGGTACTGCTCAATATATGACATGGGCAAATGAGTCATGGTCAACATGGAGTAATTCACCAGGAACTAACGGATGGGGTAAGGCATGTGGTAGTTGGATGGGTCATTTCTATATGAAGACAGGTGGTAACTGTGTTACTGGTTTAGCAAAATGTAATGATGATACTGGTGCTAATATATCTACATTTAATGTGCAGAACTCAGGTGAAGAGAATTATCAGCAAGGTAACTTTAAAGGATATTGTTTAGGGCATTATAATGGTGCACAGAATAATAATTCTTACAAGTTCTCTACTACAAGTGATACATATAGTTCAGGTGGTGGAGGTATGGAACCTAAAGGACATAATGGAATGTCCAGTGCTGGCAATGCTTCTGCCTTCTCATTTAATAACTCTTCTTACGGAATAACACCCCCTTCATACTAATGGCATTATACGATCCTAATTTAATATTCTTCATACATGATGTTGAAGATCTACCTCTTGAGGTAAGAGGTAGTAGATTAATGTATGTTAGTAATAAGATTAAATATGCTATCTGTGGAGTAACACAGTCAACTATAGATCAGTATATGAGTGGATGGACTTTAGATATAATATCTGAGGAGGAAGCAATATCAGGTTCATCATTATGGGCAGAAGTAAGGACACATACAAGTGAGTGGACTGATGATGGTAATGGTAACTCACAAAAGATTAAAAGAGAAATTAGTGATGAAGAAAGAGAAAGATGTGTATCAGTAATGAAGAAGGTTGCTAAGAAATTAGTTGAGTATGGTATCAGTAAACTCGGTGATTCCCATGCTACATATAACAGTGCCTTATTGACATCTATTGATAATTGCAGTACAATGGAAGATATCAATATAATATATGAGGACTATCTTGGTGACGAGTTACCAAGAACCCAAGCATTAGCATTATCTAAATATGACTCAGATGGAAAACGAACATACAATGCAGGACGGGTCATCCCCAGTTTCATTTGATGAATTTGATACTTTCATAAGAAAGAACGCAAATTTAACACCTTTTCCTCAAACAGAATTTCAATGTACTAACTTCGTAGCAGGATCACATGCTACTAAGTATAGAGCAGTAAGACAAGCATTACTAGAGGTAGCAACAAGAAATCATGGTATCAATAAGATGCACACGGAGATACAACGTGCAGATATTGAGATAGATGAAAGAGTATATAAGTTAGAGAAGTTAGGATTTAAAGAGGGAGATATACCAGGTAAAACTGATTTTGAAGCACGATTATTGTCTGTTGAATTAGAAGATAAGAGAATTGATAGGAAGGAATATGTTAAACGATTGACTCAATCTGAAATGGAATTGAGATACTTTTTAGATTGGATTAAAGAGCAATGTGATGAAGATGAACAGACAGTTGCATCATATATGGTATTAGATAAGGAAGAAGAACATAAGTATTGGGTTGCAAGAATGGCAAAGCAATCTGCTGTTGATCTTATTGGTTATGGTACAATTAACGTTGGTAATATAGATTCTATTTTGATGATGCCTGAAGCAGATCAAACTAAGACACTTGATTTAGCATTAAAGTATGCAGGTAGTATTAAATCAGGTATGGAACGAATGAGATTAAAAGCAGAAGAAGAGATAAGTATGTTGGATGATCCTCTACCATCAAGGAAGATGATTAGTGATGCAGTTGAAGAATAATATATTTTCAGTACCTATTAATCCTAAATTAGATCCTGAGTTTATTAAGACTGAATACTTACAGTTCTTGATAAGAAACAAGGATCTAATTTATGATCTATATTTTACAACAAGGATGCCACCCTTTACACAGGATGCAATGGGTGATGTATTCTATACTCAAGATATGGAATTTCAAGTCATTGAGATGGCATTATGGTTATCTAATGAGTCAGGAATACCATTGTCAGCAACATTTAATAATCTATATGTAAGACCAGATCAAAAGAATTTGGAACTATGGATTAATAACTTTGAATCATTATATAATGCTGGTATTAAGATTGTTACGTTACCTCATACCTCATGGGTATTAACTGGTGAGATACAGAAACAATATCCTGAATTATACATTAAGAACACTATACTTAGAGAAGTAACAAGACCTAATGAGATAGTTGAACTTGCAAAAGCAGGATTTCATTATATCAATCTTGATAGGGATTTGATGCGTGATAGAGATAGATTAAATGAGATTAAGGAGGCAAAAGATTATTGTGCTGAACAAGGATATCCTGTTAAACTATCATTATTAACTAATGAAGGTTGTTGGGGTAATTGTCCTATAATGCCTGAACATTACCATTATAATAATACTAGAAATGCTGATGATCCTCAATACTTTAACAGTAGGATTAGTAGGGTTAGTTGTAGTAAATGGGATGCACTTGATGGTGCAGCATCACTTAAGGCAGCAAATCTACCACCTTGGAAAGAAGATTGGATTGAGTTCTTAGATGTAATTGATGTATTTAAAATGCATGGAAGAGAAGCACCATTACGTCTTAAAGAGACTATGGATATTATTGATAGGTGGGCAAATGATGAGGAGTATTTGTTCTCTGATTTCAGAGAATATATTGATGTTGTTGATATTAAAGAAAGACCTATTGATGTATGGAGGGATAAGATAAAGACATGTAAGTTTAACTGTTGGAAGTGTAATTACTGTGATACAGTATACAAACATGGTAAAGGTGATATAGAAGTTAATCCTAAAATACCTCATATAATAAGATCAATAGAGAAAGCAGAACAACTAGACAGTAACTATACAGGTGTTACCATTGAATCACTTACATCAAATATAACTAAACATTTCTTAAATAATATCTGTTCATTACCTGACACAGTATATTTGGAACTTGGATGTTATGCTGGTGGTACATTCTATTCAGCATTACAGAATAATAATGCTAAGGGATATGCAGTTGATAACTATAAACAACCAACATATCCTAATAGAGATGATTTAAACTTCAAGGGATATCAGAACCCTAAAGCAGTAATGATAGAACCACCTTGGTATCCTGATGAGAGATATGACTATAAATTAATTGAGGATGATATATCAAACATAACATTACCTGAGCAAGTTAATGTTATATTCTATGATGCAGATCATGATCCTCAAGCACAATATATTAATCTTAAACATGTATACCAATACTGCAAAGATGAGTTTATTCTTATCATTGATGATGCTAACATGCCTAATGTTATTGAGTCTGTAGATGAGTTTATTCGTATAAAGAAACTAGACGTATTATATGAACGTAAACTATTAACTAACAAACCAGAGGATGAGTCCTCATGGTGGAATGGTTTGTATATATTATTATTGAAGAAATGAAGATATACGATAACTTCTTACCTGATGAGATATTTCAGAAACTATTCTCATACATGAAAGGGTATGAGTTTAAATGGAATATGACTAAGGTTGTTGATGATACTGAAGAGAATTATATTACTAATAGACAGTTATCTCATGTATTCTATGAGAGACATTTCTTGTCAATGGATACATTAGAGTTATTATTTCCATTCTTTCAGAAGATACAACCAGTAGCACTAATTAAGATTAAAGCAAATCTTAACATGCCTACAGATAATATAATAGAGCATGGATATCATAATGATATACAGGATGGTCTACATTTAGATTTCATTAAGACAGCAGTATATTATTTAAATACTAACAATGGATATACTAAATTTGAGGATGGTACTAAAGTTGAGTCAGTACAGAATAGATTGGTAGTATTTGATAATAAAATGAAGCATACAGGTACAACATGTACAGATAAACCATTTAGGATGGTCATCAACTTCAACTATGTGCACGATCCAAAGTGTCACATAGGGTAGACAATACCAAAATAACGTGTTATACTCATAGGGTAATTGAGCAAAGATATGCCATCCTTTTACTTACAATCCATAGATGAAGATGGAGTAACAACAACCAAACACTTTAATTCTGTATATCTTCAAGATGCTGTTGAGCATGTTGGGGATTTTTTATCAGGGTGTGGGTTTTGTTTTGAAGAGATTAATGTTGTTAATAGACAACAACCAGAAGTTCAATCAGATGAACTATCAAAAAGGGTAGCAAACACTACTAACACAATATACCGTAGTAGTGATTAGTTAACTATATAAAATTACATAGTCGTTTATTTGTTTACAACACTAACAATGGGAAAGACATTTAGAAGGGGTGGTGCTGAACGAGGTTACTCGTCTCCAGGTAAATCACTCAGGGATAAGCGTCAACGAGGAGTAAATAGATCTGAATTTCGAGAAGATTCTTCAGACAAATATAGATCTAAACAAGGTAACAGAAAAAAGTACGAATTCGATCAGGAGGAATACTATGGTACAACCTAATCCAACCCAAATTACAGATCCATTACAAAGACCATTACCTCAAGCATTATTTGAGGATGATGATTTCGATCCAATAGAATTTGATGATGGTTCTCGTGATGGTGTTGAAATAGACTACACAACCCAGAGTTAATGAGAGATCAAAATACAATAGAAGATAATGAATCACCTGATGCTAAATGGAATCGGGGATTAGATCTTTACATTGAAAGTGTGCACAAAGCAGACCATCATCTGCGAGGTTGTGCACACAACCAAAAATGCTATAATGAACTTATGGCAGTTCGCCAACATGTTTTAGACTACTTACCATCATTGAGGAGATGAACATAGACCTACCAGCATGTATATTACTTGATGATCCTGAAAAACAGGTTCTAAAAGATGCAATGCTCTGTTATATTAAAGAGTTAGAAATTAAAGCAAAAAAAGATAAAGTTTTATCTGTAGAGGCATACCAACAGGTCATGTCACAACTTTCAGAAATCATCAAAAAGACAGGTTTATCACAATGAGTGTTGAAATGTTTGCTCCTGCATGGTATTATGTGGGAGATGTGAATGAAGAATATCAAAAACGAATTGAAGAGTTGTTTAAACCTTTCATTTCTAATAAGGATAACTTCAGTGATGCAGTTGGTTGGAATTGTAATGTACTAACATCATTCCAACATCCTAATAATGGATCAGCACCTTGGACAGAATGGTTAGAATGTTTAAGACCTCAAGTTGATGAGTTCATGGATGAGTTACAACCATTATGTGATATTGAAATCATACCTCAAGAGGCATGGGTTAATAAGTATCACAAAGGAGATCATCAAGAGTATCACGATCATGCAGTTCCTCAATGTAACTTAAGCATGGTATACTTTCATACTCTAACTCCTGGAGAAAAGAGTAACTTTAAGTTCTATAATAATTCTCATTCATTATATAAATCATGCGGTCTTGTTGATGTATTCAACCTACCTACAGGATTTGCTATTGAACCTAAGATAAAGCAAGGGAGTCTTGTTATATTCCCATCATTCTATCCTCATTACGTCACACCTAACAACAGTGA